GGTACTCTGGGACCCTGTCATCTATGACACCAAGTCTGTCAGCAACTTCATCGCAGCTGTGAACAAGAACTTAGCGCCTCAAGTGCGCGACGGTCGGGTTACCGCTGGGGTGAAAGAACTGATGGCCAAGTTTGTCATAGAGGAGACCACATGCGGTATCGACATTATGACTCCGAAGGTCGAACCAACTTCTTCGAAGTGGACCAAGGACGACGTCATCGTTAACGCACGTGCGAAGGGCCTTTCACGCAAAGCAGACAAGTATGAGGACGCTATACCAGACAGCGAGTCTTGCTCCCATTCAATGGAGACTAAGAATCGGTGGACTGGTGACCACTTCATCAAGTCCGAGGCGCTGAAACCTGGTAAACTCCCAAGGCTTATCTTCAATGCACGGCCAGCAGACGTTCTCGTAGGGCGTACTGTCAATAGTGCATATGAGGAGTGGATGCACCGGTATCCGTCTGTCAAAGGTTTGGCAACCCAAGACAAATGGATCCCTGTGAGCGACGTTCACAACGCCCTGGGCGGTGACACCTGGGTACTCTGTCTTGACGACACAGCCAGAGATGCGAACACCGTCAGAGCCGACTTTGAGCGTTTCAAGAAAACGCTCAAAGCAATCGGCCTGGACGATGACGTGTACTCCGGCATGCTGGACAGGCAGGGCTTTTCATCTCGGTACAAAGTCGGTTTCCAAGCAAAATTGAGAGTTACGAGCAATCGTACATCTCTTTTGAGTGGTTGCGACTTTACTTCCTGCATGAACTACAACACCACGAGATTCAACGCTTACTACCTCTGCTACCGACTAGGGTTGAGCAAGAATGACTGGGGTGTCGTTGCAGAAGGCGATGACTGTGTGATCCTGATACGGAAATCTGCTATGCCGGATTTCATGACCCGCGTCACACCTGCACTGATTGAGGCAATAGGTCTCGAACTGTGCAAACGCTGGAAGATTGAAAGCCTAGGCTCATATGACAAGGAACTCGGACACCCTTTTGTTGGCGGGACAGTTGTTCACTCCTCCAACAGGTGGTGGTTCTTCCCTTCAACTACGAGGATGCGGTTGAAGTCAACTGTTGTTGTCTCGTCACACCGTGACGAGAAGCAACTGCGCGAAAGGTTGGCTGCGAGAGCTGAGGCTCTGCGCGACAGATTTTCAATGATGCCCCTTGGGTATTCTATAGCAAAGTTTGTCACACACCTTTCAGCGAAGTATCCTGCTAAAGAGCCACGCAGAACTGCAGAGGAAGAGTACAATCATGCTATACACAGAAACGTTGTGTTCAGGAAATACAGCGACGAAGTGTTGTCTGCCTTCTGGAAAGCGACTGGCATCAGCCCGGCGCAAGTCCTGGAGTTTGATTGCTTGATTGACGGCGCCATTCATCGTGGTGTCGACGTGCTCGACCTCCGTCATATGACAATGACGTGGTAGTCTGCGGTTGGGGGCTTACACACAACACGTGTGGTATGCTAGCCAAGTGTTTTCGTCATCGGCATG